TGATCGTGAAAGGGGTCGAGGGCTGCGATGAGCCAATCTCTTCCATCTCGGGTGAGCGACGAATTCTTTTCGAGGGAATTGAGGATTGCATCAGCTTTTCTAGAAATTTTAGAAGCAGACGGCATAAAAGTTGTATCGTGCGAACTGTGATTGTTTAGGTCACTCTTTAAAGCAGACTGAAAAGATCTTTTTACGGTCGAAGAACTGCTAAAGTTATGCGGTGGGGAAAAAACGAACCCCGCTTCATATGCATGGCCGTTTCGCAACGACATCATGAATGAGTCAGTAGGCACGGACCTAAAAACACCATCCCACTCTGGCGTACGGCTTCCGCCGCTTTGCAAGAAGTAGTGGTGTATTAGGTGATACAAAAAGGGAAACATAAGATCATACTCTCGCTGGTAGGGCCACAGATTAAACATGAGCCCAACAACGCGTGATGCATTGCGGAGCCAGTTTATTTGTCCTTCGCTTTTCTTAAGATAGTTGAAGGCGGACAAAATCTTGCCGAGGCGGCCACACGCCACGTAAACGTGACGGGAGCCACCTTCGATAGAGCGGAGTCGCAGAGTATGAGAGAAAAAAGTGATAGCCATGGCAGAGCGAGGAGTAAGAACATCGCTCTCAAGGTACATTCCGCGACGGGCAACCTCGAAAGCAAGTTCGCTAATGCCAAACCATGATCGATCAGTAGAGAATCCAAGGTCATCGCCACCATTGATTTGCTTGAGATGAGAACGCATCGAATCGATGGTTTCGGGTTCAGGGGCAAGATCAAGGTAGGCAGCGGCGACGACACGATGGGTCATTAAAGTATTGACAACAGTCGTCAAATACCAGCCAGAGGGGTTGAGCTCGAGCTGGAGTATACGGTCGCCAAGTATTACACGCGGACACATAGCCAGGTTGAAGACAAGGTCAACGCCAGCATAATAAGCTGGGGAAAGACCAGTCTTCATAAAATCACGCTCGGGTTCGGAGTCCTTCCAGGATGTATCACACCCTGTCTGGTCAGCATCAAACGCGAACGGAAGACTATCAAGGCTACGGAGCAGACGCTCAAGCCCGCGACCAAAAATGTTGACACCAATGGCACTGGAGTGCCGATGACACGTGGAATTGAGAGAATCACACGCGCGCTTAAAAAGCATAGCACAGGCCAAATGGTGGTGAAAAGGAGCAGGCAGGAAGATACGCGAGTTCTTCCCGCGAGGAAGCAACTCATCCTTGATGGTTGCAATAAAAAGACACTCTTGGTAAACGCCATTAACAAGTGAGATTGCTCTACTGGTAATGACGTCACTGTATTTGTCCCAAGCTTCGCGTTTGGTAGAACAACCCATGTTGACATAAGGCCAACCAGGGGATTTGTCCCAATCAACGAATTTGAGAACTTCATCAAGGGTAGAAAACCCACCAATTACAAATGGCGAGAACTCACGGTTGAGAATTTCAAGAGCACGGACATACTCAGTCGAAGTAAGATGCACGCCTTTCGGTCGGCACATCTTAGAGATCCAGTGCATATACGAAGCACCGGTCATAGCTGAGGGAAAAAAGGAAGGAACAAGGGAACTGTATGGTGAACTAACATACTTGGACTTTGGAAGTGGTCGATGACCAACAACCCCGACGCCAATGAACGCACTCTGATAATTACGGGAAAACCCCATAGGAGGAACGAGTCGTTCTATTGACCCCACCGGTTGAACGATGGGGACAATTAGTTTTTTGGCCGCCTCGAGAGCCACACAAGCATCTCGGGGGTGACCGCGAAAGCACCGTTGTCGACTCCGTTGTTGTTTCCAAACGAATGGAAGCCGACGATCTTGTTGGCCACAACGTATGGCGAGCCACACATACCCGCCTTAGTACTGGCCTTAATAAGAAGCTCAGTGGGACAGTCAGGCTTGTAGGTGACAACACCAGATTGAGTGCCAGTTGGGCAAACAATAGCACCGTGGGGTGTGGGATTGGACGTTGCCTTAGCTAACGTCTGAAACGCTTTCACAGAAATAACAGCACAGTTTGAGACGCGCATTGGCAGAAGAACAAGATCGCTGTCGCCAGGAATCTTGACGACATTGGACGCAAGAAAAGGCTCAGCAAGGCC